CGAAAGAGTGGCTCGCAAGGTTTTTAATCTTCATAAAAGAAATATTTTTGATTTTGGGCAAAACTCATCAGGAAAGACCTTTGAATCTTATGCGCCTTATACAAAAGCTTATAAAAGAAGAAAGGTTGCTGGTAAAGCAGCGCCAAACCAGATAAGTAGAAGCGCAACCCCAAACTTAACTCTAACTGGAGAGATGAAAAAATCTTTCAGTTATGTTAAATCTTCTGCACATGGATTTGAATATGGAATTAGTGACCCAAGAATGGCAGAGCGTATGGAATTTCAAGGCCCAAAGAAGAAATCTGGTAGAAAAAGATTAGTATCAACAAAAACCAACCCCACTAACCCAATGGCACAGGAATTGATTAAGCAAGAGATGTTAAATCAAATTTTGTTGAATTTCACTAAAGAGATTCGCAAAAACGGCATGGGATACAAGGTTTACACCATATAGGAGAAATTATGGAAACGGACTCAAAAGCAGTCGAGCAGCAAGCTCAAGCCGAAGAACAGGCTAAAGTTCAAGAAAGCACCGACACTTCCTCTGAAGTTGGACAGCTTATCGCAGATGCGAAGAAATACAGAACACAGAGGCAGGTCGCTGAAGCAAGGATAAAGGAATTGCAAGGTCAACTCGATGATCGGGAAGAAGCAGAAATGCAGAAGAACAACGAGTGGCAGGATCTAGCTACCAAGTACAAGTCTGAACGAGACGAGTATAAATCTCAGGCAGAAGAAGGTCAAAAGGTGAAAGAGGCGGTACGAAAAGACCTTTTAAATCAGCTATCTGATGACGACAAGGAGTTTGCGATTGATTTGCCAACTGAAAAGTTGCAGAAATTCGTAGCTCGGTCATTTAATCAGAAAGTTAAAACGAATGAATCTTATTCGACACCAATGCCTGATAAGGGCGTTAATCCATTTAAGTCAATGACTAAAGATGAGCGTCAGGGTAATTGGAATAAGGTTCTTTCAAATTACGCTAAAAAATAGCGTGGAAAGGTAGTAATACCAAATGGCATTAAGTGCAGATTTTTCTGGTGCTTCGGTCACTACAACCACCGCCGCTAATTTTATACCCGAGATTGACTAAAAACTGGTCTCGTAACCGCGGAATTAAGCGGGAACGCTAAGTCGTAAGATAAGCCAACCCGAACCGAAGAGTGTGTAGTGACACACCCAGGGGCAGAGCATAGATCTTGAAATAACAGATCCAAGAGGCCGCGGCAGCAAAAGCTGAAGAGGTATGCCGATACCCAGATGAAAGCCTGGGATCTAGGATAAAAAGCCTAGTGTAACACTTGTTGGACTGATGGAGTAAAAGCATATTTAGAACGCAATCTTGTGTTCGAACAATGTGTTGACACTTCTTTAAACGGTCTTGTCAAAGGTAGGGGTGATGTTTTTCATATCCCTAAATTGGCAGAGGTGAGTGACGCAGCTAAAGCAGCAGAAACACTCGTAACCTACGCAGTTTCAACGCATGCGAAGTCTGATCTAACTATTGATCAGCATCGTTATGCAGCGAAACTCGTAGAAGATATCGCTAGTGTTCAATCCATACCTGGTCTTTTTGAAAAAGAAGTATCAGGGATGGCATACAGCCTAGCCAAGACTTACGATGCTTACATCGAGTCTAAAGTAGAAGCAGCTACTACTAACAGTACAGCTCTTGCAGGAGATAACACAATCACAGCAGCAGAAATTCGTGGCGGAATGAAAACGCTCATGGAAGCTGATGTGGACACTAATGAGTGTCACTTTGTGGTTTCACCAGCGTTGTATACTGCTATGCTCGGAATCTCTGATTTCGTAGACGCTTCTAAAATGGGATCAAGCCCAGGCGCATTGAAGAATGGTCAGATCGGTATGCTTTATGGCATGCCAGTTCTACACTCTACTGTTATGGGGTCATCAGGCTCTACAGGAGTAGAAGTTGGGTACATTTTCCACCCCAGCGCAGTTAGCGCAGCTAGACAATTAGAACCAAGAGTTCAAGCTGAATACAGCGTGGACTTCTTAGGAACTAAAGTGGTCAGCGATATGCTTTACGGAGCAGTTACAGTTTTTGAGGGAAGAATTCAAGAATTCAAGAATCCTTAATTCTTAATCATTAACAATAGGATCTATATGGGGGTCTTTATGACCCCCATTCCTTATTATGTTTAGAACTTACGATTATCAATGTAAAAAATGTGAAGAAGTCTTTGAAGCCATGACACAAGTGGATGAAAAGGCTAAATGTGCCTGTGGGTCTACCGATCTAAAAAGGTTTATGGGCGCACCTTTATTTAAGTTAAAGGGGAATGGTTGGCCTGGGAAAGAGTTTAAAGCTCAATCCGACTGCAAGCGCATGGCTAATGGTCAAACAATATAAGTGTAGTCTAATCCTCTTTAATTGAAGTCTATTAACAGGGGAAACTAAATGGCTAATTACAATTCAGATTATACTGGCGCGCAAATTGACAGCGCAGTATCCAGAGCAAATTCAACCGATGTAACCGCAGGAACAGTCGCAGCGAGTAAGGCCGTTGTTGTCGATTCCAATAAGGACATCACAGGATTTCGGCACATTACAGCAACAGGAACGGTTACAGCAGCAAACGTATCACTTACTGGCAACGTAGATTTAGGAGACGCATCAGGCGATACGGTTACAATCACAGGGTCTATCGACTCTAACCTTATACCAGCAGCAGACGATACTTATGATATTGGTAGTGCGACTTACGCATGGCAAGATTTATTTTTAGAAGGTGACATAACACTATCGGATGCTGGCACAATAGCCACCACAGCAGGGGATTTGACAATAAACGCTGGAAGTGGTGAAATCGTTTTTGGTAACGAAAATTTAACCACTACAGGCACGATTGATAGTGGAAGTCAGGCAGTAACAGGCAATGTAGTTGCTTCTGGAACTGTCCAGGCAGAACAATTAACCACAACTGATGACTTAACGGTTTCGGGATTAGCCACAATAGGCGAAACACTTGCAGTCACAGGGGTAGTAACAGCAGCAGGCTTTACGATTGGAAGTGCTGTTATAAATGAAGCAGAGCTTGAAACTATAGATGGAATAACGGCTGGTACAGTAATAGCAAGTAAAGCGATTGTAACAGACTCAAATATAGACATTACAGGTGGTAGGAATATAACTATTAGTGGTGAGCTAGATGCAGCCACATTAGACATTAGCGGTAACGCGGATATTGACGGAACTTTAGAAGCAGACGCTTATACAGTAGATGGGACGGCCTTAGCCACATATATTAGAGATACTGTTGGTACAAATATGCTTTCTAGCAATACAGAAAGCGGTATAACTGTAACATACGATACTTCAAATGATAATATAGATTTCGCTGTAGATGCAGCTCAGACAGGCATAACTTCGATTTATGCTACAGATTTAATATTAGGAGAAGATTCTCAGACTGCCATTGACTTTGGAACAGCAAATGAGATTGACTTCAAAGCAGATAACGCAGCCAGGCTAACATTAACAGCTTCAGCATTATACCCTGTAACTGACAATGAAATAGATTTAGGTACAAGCTCTTTAGAATTTAAAGATGCCTTCTTTGATGGAACTGTTACCTCAGATGCTTTTGCTGGCCCTTTAACTGGTGATGTTACAGGTACAGCAAGTTTAATAACAGCTTCAGCTAATAACTCCACAGACGAGACAGTTTATCCAACTTTTGTAGATGGGGCAACTGGAAGCCAGGAGATAGAAACTGATACAGGACTTACATATAATCCTTCTAGCGGTCTTTTAACTTCTACACTTTTTGCTGGAACATTAAATACAGCAGCTCAAACAAATATAACATCTCTTGGAACATTAACAGCTTTAACAGTAGATGACGTAGCCATAAATGGCAAAGTCCTTACGATGACAGGATCTTCAAGTGATACTGCTGTATTTACTGTAGGCACTAATGGAACATTAAGCATTGTAACAACTGACGATGCAGCAGCAGCAGCTAATATTCAAATAACAGCAGATGGCACAGTAGACATTGATTCAGCAGGAGTCTTGACTTTAGATTCTGGTGCAGCTATCAATTTAGAACCAGCGTCAGGATCTGCAATTTTATTAGATGGTACGATCAGCGTAGATGCTGGAGTCGTAACAGGAGCAACAAGCATAACTTCAACAGCGTTTGTTGGTGATGTAACTGGTACAGCTTCAAAAGTTACAGTTACAGATAGCACAGCAAATACTAATTTCCCTGTCGTTTTTCACGATGAATCAAATGCCTTATTAGATGACACAGGTCAATTACGATACAATCCAAGCACAGGAGAATTATTAGTTCCCAAGCTTACTGTAGC